ACACTTGGCATACAGATGCAGGGTTTAAACAATATGGCGATAGACAAAGAAAATTAAGTTTCTCTTTACAGTTATCAGACCCCGATGATTATGAGGGGGGTGCATTCGAATACATAGATGCACATAAAACATTTGACAGATTAATACCAAATCAAAAAACTTTACAGTTAGATGATATTGTCAAATCTCTACCATTCTCTGCAAAGGAGAAAGGGTCGATTATAGTATTCCCTTCACACGTTCATCACCAAGTAAAACCTGTAACCCACGGTACTAGAATATCATTGGTCGGTTGGATGGTAGGGAAGAACTGGAAATAGAGTGGAACGAGTAACCGTTAGGAAGATTGATGAAGTCTTTATGCAGGTCAATTGTGATGATTCTCTTGCAAGAGATTTATATGACTTCTTTTCCTATACAGTTCCCAACGCAAAATTTATGCCATCTTACAAGAATCGTATGTGGGATGGAAAGGTAAGACTATTCTCTTTAAAAACTAAAAAAATATATATCGGATTACTTCCTTATGTGGATGAGTTCTGCAGAGAACGTGGATTTGATTTCGGTGGAATTGAAGATGTTATAGGAGAGAAATCAAATGAGAAGTGTAGTCAAGAATGGTTAGCAGATTTAAAACTTCCCTTTGAACCTAGAGATTATCAAATAGATGCATTCAATACCACTATTAAATATGGTAGACAATTGCTTTTATCTCCTACTGCAAGTGGTAAATCATTAATCATATATTTACTTGCAAGATACTACGATAAGAAAACAATAGTTATTGTTCCTACCACATCGTTAGTGGAACAGATGACAAAGGATTTTGTCGAATATGGTTATGATGAACCAGTCTGTAAGATATATCACGGTCAAGAAGTTTTTGATGCACCGATAACAGTTACAACTTGGCAGTCTTTTGCAAAAGCACCTAAAGAAGTGTTACAGTCTTTTGATGTAGTTATAGGAGACGAAGCGCATTTATTTAAAGCACAAACACTTAAAGGTATCTTGGAGAAGATGAAGACCACTGCAATTCGTATTGGAACTACTGGAACATTGGACGGGTCGGAGGTTCATAGACTACAATTAGAAGGTTTGTTTGGCCCAGTTAAAAAGGTCATAACCACAAAAGAGTTGATGGATGAAGGAACAATTGCAAATCTAAAAATTGATTGTGTCATACTTCGTCATACTAAACAGAAGAAAATGACATACCAAGAAGAGATGGATTATCTCGTAGGAAGTGATAGTAGAAACCAATTTATAACTAATCTTGTTGGTTCTCTAAGAGGTAATACACTGGTGTTATTTCAATACATAGAAAAACACGGACAACCATTGTGGGAAATGTTTAATCCTATGGTCGGTAGAATGAATGGAACATTGCATTATGTTCACGGTGGAACTGATACGGAAGATAGAGAGACAGTCAGAGAGATTGTTGAAAACTCTAAGAAGAAAAATAATGTCATACTGGCGTCATACGGAACTTTTTCTACTGGTATTAATATAAAAAAGATTGATAATGTAGTCTTCGCATCCCCAAGTAAAAGTCGAATTAGAAACCTTCAATCTATAGGTAGAGGACTTCGTAAGACTACTGGTAAAACAAAGATGCGATTATTTGATATCTCTGATGATTTACAATGTGAGAATTACACCCTCAATCACTTCAAAGAACGCATAAATATCTATAACGAAGAACAATTTTCTTATAACATACAACAATTCGATTTAAAGTAATGACAAGACCATCAGATTTAAATTCACCCAACAAATACGAGATATTAAAACTTGATACAGGACAAGAGGTTGTTGGAATGACTAAACAGTTTAGTGATTTTGTTGAAATAACTTGTCCTATGGTATGTCATTTATCTGTAACACAGAGAGGAAAAACTTTAGCAACATTCTATCCTTATTCTCCTCTAACTTCTGATACTGTTGTTACAATTCCTGAAGAGATGATTCTTCATAGAAACACACTTAATACTCAAGTAGTACCCTTATATGATGATGCATCAGTCCAATGGTTAACAATGATTGAAAACGGTTCAATACCTCTTGTAAATAAATTGATAAAGGATGATTCAGTTAGTGTTAGAAACGAAACTGATAAGAGAATAAAGTCTCTATATGACTTAGAACATCTATCAAGACTAGAAGAAGAATTTTTAGATGAACTGGAAGCTGAATTTTTGAATGAGACTGATTCCTCTTTTGAATCAGCAATCCCACCCAAAGATAAAAAGAAAATCCATTAGGATTTCAGTTTGTCTAAATAAGTGCGTATAAGATATGATTATATCTAATTATACACAATACTTATAACTCAATTTAGGAAAAATATGACCACAATGGTTAAAAAAACTCGAACCAATTTTCATAGAGCAAAGGATATATTAGAATTTTCAATTTTAATGACCTTTCCGTTCTTACTACCATTCATTACGATGTATTTTGCATCATCTATGAGACTATTTTAATGAATAGAAAACTAATAGAAACAATCGAAATAAGTTCGCTTGCATTTATTTTTTGTATATCAATATTTTCACTTACAGGAATTTCACTATGAAAGAACTGGGAATGTCATTATTAGGGTGTTTAGCAATCGCAACTTTCTTTGTTGCAAAGGAATACAGTGGTGCAAGTAGTAATACTTCTTGCACTGGTCAATGTTATGTTGACTATGTTGCATTGAATGGAACTGCATCAGAAATAGAACAGAGAAAGAATGAACTTGCAAATGCAGATGAGTTCTCTTCTATCAGAGGTCTATGGAGTGGTTGTGCAGCTTGTCACGGTGCAGAAGGTCAAGGTATGGCAGTCTTCCCTAAACTTGCAGGTCAATCTTCCGATTACATTGTAAGTAAACTCAATGCATATAAAAACAGAGAAACGGTTGGTAATATGTCTTCTACTATGTGGGCTCAAGCAGGAATGTTGAGTGATGCAGATATCAATATGATTGGTAAGTTTATCGAGGTGGAGTTAAAGTAATGTTCGTCCCTTGGTTCTCAAAACCCGAAACAGAAAAGAAAGTATTGCAAATTGTAAATCTTTCTCCCGATGTATCTGTTTTAGATAAGATAGAAGAAGTTCACCCAATGAAACAGGTTGCAGTAATGTCAGTCGTGCAAGTCCTCGTTTTCGGTTTTATGTTGTTGTCCTTTTGGTTAATCAATATAGGATTGGGTAAGTGAAACACGTAGGATTCCCATTGCCGAGTGAAATGTTTAACTCACCTCCCAAAGAAAGAGAGGATTGGGATAAACATATTGCAATCACAAAACTATTAGATATCCCCCTCAAATGTCCACATTGTGACGAGAAATTAGGGAAGATAAAATGAAACACTATATAATATATACAGTTTTAGGATGGTGTATGTTTGAACTTACAGTTGGAGATATCGATAGAATGAGTCGTGCAATTAATAGTCCTACAAAGAGTAGAGTAATAAGTTATACATAACAGCTGATATAAGCTTCCCCTGGCAACATATTTATTTTATCACATCATTTTTGATTCCACAAGGGACTTTTTAAAATAAATACTAATATGATAGAAGTTACCGATTCAGCAATACAACAACTCATTAAAAAGAATGTCAAGTTCATACGACTAGGTGTTACTGGTGGTGGTTGTGCAGGACACGAATACTTCATAGAAGACACTTCAGACTTCATTAACATATCGGATAAATTGATAGATTACGGTAAGTTCACTGTAGTATTAGACGAAATGTCAGTTCCTTACTTAGAAGGGTCAACATTGGATTGGATTAACGAAGGACTAAATGAGTTCTTTAAGATTATAAATCCCAAAGAAAAATCTGTTTGTGGATGTGGAGTTTCCATACAATTTTAATAAAAAACTCCCTTGTCTTATCACAACTTATAGTGTAAAATGTCCGTATGACAACAAAAAAGAAACCTGAACACTATGTCAACAACAAAGAGTTCACTGCTGCAGTCTCAGAGTTTAATAAGTCTGTAAGACTTGCAGAAGAAAAAGGTAAACCAACCCCCCAAATGACTGAATATATCGGAGAGTGTATCTATAAGATTGCTACTCGATTATCCACTCGTCCCAATTTCATTAATTATACTTACAGAGATGAAATGATTTGTGATGCAATTGAAAACTGTATCCAATACATTAAAAATTTCAATGAAGAGAAGTCAAGTAATGCATTCGCATATGTTACTCAAATTTGTTATTACGCCTTTCTAAGAAGAATACAAAAAGAAAAGAAACAAGTATTCATTAAACAACAAGCAACAGACGCTGCAGGTGTTACTATGGATGCATTTACCACTATTGATGGTAATCACGATGCTACACTTATTAATACTAATGTAGAGTGGATGCAAGAAAATATGAATCGTGTTGAATACGAACCTCGTAAATCAAAAAAGGTTAAAAAAACAACCATAGAAAAAGGTTTAGATAAATTTACTGAATGAAAATAGCAATACTAAATGATACCCATTGTGGTGTCCGTAGTGATATGTTGGAAATGTCCAAGTATCAAGGACGGTTCTATAATGAAGTGTTCTTCCCATACTTAGATGAACACAATATAAAACATATTCTTCACTTAGGTGATTACTTCGATAGAAGAAAGTATATAAACTTTGCATCTATGAAAGCAAACATAGAACATTTTATAGAACCTATGAATGAGAGAGGTATTACTATGGACTTGATTCTAGGTAATCACGATACTTATTATAAGAATACCAATCAAGTAAATGCACCCGAATTACTTCTTTACAATCAACCAAATGTTAATGTTATACAAGAATGTGAAGTTAAAGATTTTGATGGATTCAATATTGCATTAGTTCCTTGGATTAATCCCGAGAACTATGCAGATTCAGTTGAGTTCCTTAGAAGTGCAAATGCATCTTGGTGTATGGGTCACTTTGAATTTGAAGGTGCATTGATGATGCCAGGAATGACTTGTCAACACGGGTTCGACCATTCTTATGTTAAGAGGTTTGACAAAGTA